CGTTTACTTAAACTGACAAACTGGAATAAAATCCTTTTGCAAGCTCTGTTAACTGATCTTACTAACCCCCCCGCACACATGCAACGCATCACACAATCAATAAAGAAATTGTTTGGTTTTGTTTCTGAACAACTTACTGCTTTTCACGAGACTGGACTCAACTTCATTTTCCTCGGACATACTGAAGAAAAACATCCTTTACCTGTTATCAACATCCCCTCATATGAAGCTCATCAACGCGTCCTCAACAACGCTTTCATCAAGCATCTATACCCCTGGGAAATAGACAGAATTATTAATGGATATCGAAGACCCAACATCACGTTTGAAACACTCGAAGCTGACTTCTTCAATGGTGACATCCCTGAACACACTGTTCCTAAAGATGAACACTACTACAAAGCTCTTAGCTATACTATGGATGTATTCAAACCTCCCACTCCATGTCGTCCTGTTCACATACTGGACATAAAGCATCACTACCCGTTCAACAATCATCCTTCCGCTGAAGCACCGTTTTCAACGAAAGAGATATTTTGGAGACAAATACCCTCAGGCGAACGCCGATCTGTAGGTAACATGAAAGACATCATATTCGAAAACACTCGAAGATGGCTACATGAAATCAAATATGGACTCGAACCGCCACATAGACATTTCTATTATATGATTATCCATCTTAAAAGCGCTCTCGTTCGACGAGAAGACCCTGATAAGGCTCGGACAATCTTTGGTGTTCCAAAACCTTGGATCATCGCACAGATTATGTTCTTTTGGTCTTATTTCAACTGGGCTAAACGCACAAAGAAAACCCCCCTCCTTTGGGGATACGAAACCTTTAATGGTGGCTGGCTTCATCTCAACAATGAACTCTTCACCGGATACTTACGAGTTTCATTTCTTATGATAGACTGGAAAAGATTTGACAAATATACTCATTTCACAGTGATACGCGACTTATTTAGAATTATGCGAACTTTCATCACTTTCAGCGAAGGCTATGTTCCAACTATGAACTACCCAAACACTGCTGAAACTTGGCACCCACATCAAGAAGAGGCGCTTCAACGACTCTGGGACTGGACTCTCAGCGCATTCGAAGACACACCAATTCTTCTACCCGATGGCCGAGTATACAAACGAAAGCACGCAGGTATACCCTCTGGACTATACGTGACTCAATTCCTTGACTCATTGTATAATATGACTATGATATGCACAATTCTCTCCTCACTAGGCTTCCATGTAAATAGAAAACTCATCATGAAAATCATGGGCGACGATTCCCTCGTACGCCTTAACGTACTGATCTCACCTGATCAACATGTTCAATTCCTTACCGCTATGCAAACCAAAGCAACTTACTACTTTGGTTCAATCATATCTATAGAGAAATCGAAGATGTCAAACACGTTAAATGGATGTGAAGTACTATCGTACTACAATCACAATGGATTGCCACACCGCGACCCGGACGCGCTACTCGCGCAGTTCTACCACACCAAAGCTCGCAGCCCCACACCTGAACGCACAATGGCCTCAGCTGTTGGATTCGCTTACGCAAGCTGTGGATTCGAACCCCGTGTCTACAACGTCTGCAAGGACATCTACGAATTCTACCGAAAACAAGGTATTGTTCCAGACCCTGCTGGTTTACGACTGGCCTTAGGCGATGACCCAATGTCATTGACCTTACGAGATATTAATTTATCCCGATTCCCGTCTAAACTAGATATTCAAGGAAGACTTTTCTCTCTTGACTATCAGAACAACTCCAATTTGAATAATTTCTGGAATCAGAAATACTTTTTGGCTGACTTTTGATAAGTTTCTGCTGCAAGGCAGCAATTTATTAGGTTTTTAAAGCAAAACTAAAAAAAAAAAAAAAAA